AGACGCTCAAGATAAATACAACCAGACTTACGCTGATATTCAGCAGGCTTACCAGGACAAGATGGATTCAGCTCAGACAACCTATAACCAGGCTGTCGAGACGATCGAGCAAAATCATCAAGACGCTATAGCTGCAATTCAACAAAAGGCAGCTGATAACGCAGTAAAGATCGAGCAAAACGCAGACGATAAGCGCCAGGCAATTATTCAGAAGTCGATCGACGCTATGACTGGTGCCTGGCAAAGCGCCACAAAGATCGACCTCGCCACGCTCTTTACTAGCGGTGGAGCTACTGCTGGTGGCCTCGTCGGAGCTATGCAGGATCAGCTCAACAAGATTCTCAATCTCCAAAAAGACGCTGGAAACCTCGCAGCCCAGGGTTACTCACAATCGTTTATCGACCAGGTTATCGCTAAAGGCCCAGACGTGGGCGATCAGATGGCCCAGGCTGTACTTAACGCTACTCCTGAGACAGCGGAGCAGATCAAGAGCCTGTACAGCAAGATCGACTCAGTATCTCAAGACGGTCTCACTCAGCTCGCTACCACAATGAATAACGGTACGACTTTTGCTACTCAAGCTATGGCTCAAGAGTATGCCCAGGTCGGTATAGATATGCAGAAGCAGCTAGCTGATAACCAAGCTAATCTGACGGCAGATCTCGCTACCGAGCAGTCTAAGTACACAGACGCTTTGGCTAAAGCCCAGGCAGCTCTTAACAAAGCTCAGACTGACGCAGCTAACGCTCGTGATCTTGCTTTGGCTAAAGCCCAGGACACGCTTACTAACTCCCTTAACGCTGCCCAGGACGCTTATGACAAGTCGATCAAGGCTATTTCAGATAGCACGGATAAGCAGCTTACAGATCTTATGACAAAACTTGACGCTGCAGCTGCAAAGATTCGCAGTTTAGGCGGTAGCGTTTCAGGAATTGGCTCAACTTATGTCGCACCTCCTGGCGTACCTACCGTGCCTCAGTCCTACACACCGTCAGCTACTCCACAGACTGATACTGCTGGCACCACCTTCACGGGAGGTACAAAGCTTTCTAGCGGTGCTATCCAGGGAGCGACCGACAGCTCTGGTAACAAAGTCTTTATTCCTGCAGCTGGAGCTCCTCAAATAAATATCAGCGCTCCTATCACGGTGGACGGATCGACAGCTCCAGCTGATATTCAGAATAAACTTCTTTCTATGGCTAAGTTCGGGCTGGTGTCAATGTGAGCACAGTAACCTCGTTAAATCCCTATTCCTTTGCCTTTAACGGCTTTGTATTCGGTGGGGCCAGCTCTCCATACCAGATCCTTTCCGTAGACGGCTTAGACGCCCTTCCTATGCTTCGTGTACAGGACTCAGATCGAGGCTACCTGGACGGCGCTATCAGTGGTCGGGATTTTCTGTCTGCTCGTACGATCACTATGAACGTTCAGATTATGTCGGGTAATGGGTTAAGCGCCTCAGCTAACTACAACCTGCTTCAGGCAGCTTTGCTTCCTCAACAGACTGGCACCAGCCCGCTTCAATTTAAGCTAGCTCCGAGCGATAATTTCCAATATATCAACGCTCGAGTCCGTAGAAGCTTAGTCACGGTCGATCCTGACTACACCTATGGCAAGATCAAAGCTCAGTTCGAGTTTTTCTGCCCAGATCCCCGTTATTACGATTACACCAGCCAGACTGGATCTATGCTCCCTACGACTATCGTGGGTCGTACTTACAACCGTACTTACAATATGACTTACGGTGGGGGATCGCTGACAGGAAACCTCAGCGTACAAAACAGCGGGTGGACTACCACTTATCCGTTTATTACGATTAACGGGCCAGTAACAAACCCAGCTATCGGCTCATTTACAGCCAACGCAGCTCTCTCCTTTAATTACACTATGGCTCAGTCGGACGTTATTACGATCGACCTGCTCAACCGAGTCGTCAGCCTTAACGGAAATCCAGCTCGAAATCTGCTCAAAGGATCGTCCTCCTGGTTCGGTGCCACGCCAGGTAGTAATCTTTTCTACTTCACAGGCACGTCGTCAGTTATCGGTGCAACCCAGGCAACGGTACAATGGAATAACGCATACATTTAGGAGACTTGAGTGACACTTCGCACACCCCCTAGCTGGTTACAAAACGGCTCACACCCAGCTGAAAATGATCGCCTCAGTATGCAGGCTATCTTTGGCACCACTGGAATTATCGGTGCGAGCTCACTAGCTGTTACTCAAAATGGCACTCCAGGTATGTCAGTGCTAATCGCCTCTGGCTGGGCAGCTATCGTCGGTACAACCCAGGCCAATATGGGTGTCTACACCGTCTATAACGACGCGACTAGCACGGCTGCGATCGCCACAGCTAACGCAACTAATCCTCGTATCGACCTCGTATGCCTTACGGTCAATGACTCTTATTACACAGGATCGACCAATAACGTCGTAGTGAACGTCGTCACTGGCACACCAGCTAGTTCTCCTACCGTCCCAGCTACACCAGATAACTCGATCGCGCTGGCCCAGGTCTATGTCGCAGCTAACGCGACCTCGATCACCAATGCCAATATCACCGACGTCCGACCAACCGTTACCAGTAACCTCACAGCTGGTATCACCAATATCGCTATCAACACCCAGACAGGCACGAGCTATACAACCGTATTAGCTGATAACGGCAAGCTCGTTACCCTTTCTAACTCTTCAGCTATTACCGTCACTTTGCCACCAGCTAGCTCAATCTCCTACCCAGTAGGTGCTCAGCTCAGCTTCGTACAGCTCGGTGCTGGTCAAGTCACTTTTCAGGGTGGATCTGGCGTAACCGTTAATGCGACTCCTGGCGTCAAGCTCAGAGCGACATACTCCTTCGCTACAGCTATTCAGCTCTCTTCTAATAACTGGCTAATCGTGGGTGATCTAACAGCGTGAGCAAACTAGCTTTAGATCCTGTCAATCACCCAGCCTTAGCAAGCGCTCCGACTACTCCGACGCTTCGAGCTGGCGACGTTTATTACGATACGACCCAGGGTGCTCTCTTCGTCTATTCAGGTTCAGCCTGGATTCAATTAGGCACTACGACCGTCACTTCGATAGACGCAGGCAGATTTGATAGTATCGCTCCATACGACGGTGGCGATCCCACGACCACAGCTTCACAGACTTATGACGGAGGGACTCCATAATGGCGGTCATTACCCAGATCCAGCTACGTCGCGGTACAGCAGCTTCCTGGACGTCTACTAACCCTACTTTGGCAGCTGGTGAAATCGGCCTCGAGACCGACACCCTGCTTATCAAGATCGGCAACGGATCGACAGCCTGGACTTCTCTTTCGTATGCTACGGGTTATGCGCCAGTAAACTTTAATGCTCAATCGGGAACGTCATATACTTTAGTTTTGGCAGATGCTACTAAGGTTGTTGCGCTATCTAACGCTTCGGCAATTACACTTACCGTTCCCAATTCATCATCAGTTGCCTTTACTGCTGGAACACAAATTCAGTTAATTCAAGATGGCGCAGGTCAGGTAACGGTTACTGCCGCTTCTGGCGTAACAATTAATACAACTCCAGGGCTAAAACTTCGTGCGCAAAATTCTTTTGCTACCTTAATTTATAGAGGCTCAAATACTTGGAATCTAGTAGGGGATGTGACTCCATAATGGGCGTTATTCCTGCTATTGCCGCCAGTGCCGAAAAGGGCGCAATCATTCCTATTTACTACAACTCTTTCCCTTCGGGTTCTAGTAACACTAGCCTCACAAATATTCCACAGATTTATCGTGATCTGATTATTCAATGCACTTTTCAATCTAATGCTTCATATACTGCAACAGGTTTTTGGTCACGAATCAACGGTGACGGCGGAACAAATTATTCAATGGTTTATGGAGCAGCGCAAAACTCAAGCGTAATCAGCGGTAGCGTTGCTAACAACAATATCGGCGCGGGCGCAGGTCCTAATTTTGTAAGTGGTATTCCCTGCACGATTACAATTCATCTTCTTAATTATGCAAATACGACCACCTATAAAACTTTCTTACAAAAAGTTAATAATGATACTGCTGGTGGCGGTACAACTTATTCTGAAATGGATACTATGTGTTGGCGTAGCACAGCTGCGGTTACAGAGTTCGATTTACTCTTTCCTGGCGGTAATAGCCAACTTCAAGTTTTACAATTCGCGGTTTATGGCGTAAGGAGTGCAAGTTAATGAGTATGTTTCCTATCGCTAGTATCGTAAATACAACTCCTGCGAGTAATATTACTTTTTCAAATATCCCTCAAAACTTTGCTCATTTACAACTGCGCGTTTTTTCACGAATCAACGCACCGGGAAACTCAAACTGGTACGGAGATTTTTGCACTCTTAACGGAGATGCTACTTCCGCAAATTACAATATAAATGGCTGGAATACTTACGCAGTTAATGGGGCAGGTGCGCAAAGTGGTACCGCTTCTTTTTATTCAGGAAGCCAAATGGTCATTAACAATGTTTTGATGGACAACGCAGTTAGTCAAAACTTTCACACGAATACAATCGTGGATTTTCTTGATTATTCCAATACTGGTAAATATAAAACTATGAACTCAATTTATGGTTTCGTCTGCAATTTTGCCCCAAACAATATGGGTCAAATAATGGGTGTATGGAATAGCACCAGCGCAATTACAAATATTAAAATTAGTAATCCAATTAACAACTGGACAGCTGCTACACGCTTTGACCTTTACGGCATTACTACCTCGAATGTGGGTTCTTACTAATGAGCGTTTTTTATCAACCTATATTCACACAAACTTTGAGCGGTTCTACTGGCGCGGTAACTTTTAACAATATCCCGCAAAACTTTACCGATCTTCGAGTAGTTATTTCATATAAAGATCAAACCTCTTATAATGGTTCTTATCTTTATTCAACAATTAACGGTAGTACGGCAAATATTTACAGTGGAACTGCTTTATTTCAATCCATTACAGATTATGGAACTTATCTAGAAGCCACTACAAGCAACTCTACTAACCCTTATTACATCACTCGCCTTGCCACAGCCAATACCAGTTATTGGGGCGCGAATGTTTTCAACAGTATTATTATAAACTTTTACAATTACTCTTCTTCAACTTTATATAAGAATTTCGAGTTTTTCGTTAATGCTGCAAATAATTCAACTAATAACTACGGTTTCAATACTGCTTCGTTATTATGGAAAAGCACTAGCCCAATTACGCAACTTTCTTGGTCGCCTTCTAGTGGCAATTTTGCGCAATATGCAACTTTTTCACTTTATGGCACAATTCGTCAGGGAATCTAACTAAGGAGAAATAATGGCTGATACACCACAAATTACTGAGGTAGATTGCTCAACTGGCAGCTCTATCACCCGTGATATGACTGCAGATGAAGCCGCTGAAATGGCAAAAATGAAGGCTGAATATGAAGCTCGTTTAGCGGCTGAAGAAGCAGCTGCTAAGGCTAAAGCCGACGCACTAGCTTCAGCCCAGGCTAAGCTTGCTAAGCTCGGTCTTACAGCTGACGAGATCTCAGCTCTTTCTTAATGCTCTTAGCCTTTCTCGGGTTCGCTAGCGGGATCGCAGTAGGGTTTATTCACGGTCGATATAGGGGGTAGCTATGGCACAGTATCGCTATCTTTTTGCCGACCTACTGACTAACTCGATCCTGGCTGAGCTCCCGCTTACTAAGGTTCAATTCTCCCAGCAGCTCAACTCGCCTGGCACCTTCAGCGCTGAGTTACAGCTGGCAGGACTTAAAGCAGCTGAGCTCAACGTAGCTAACGCCACGATCCCAGGACGCACAGCTGTCTATGTCGATCGTGACGGTACTTTGGTCTGGGGCGGGGTGCTTTGGAATCGTGAGTACAGCTCCAAAACTCAGTCGATCAAGCTCAACGCTGGCGAGTTCGAGTCCTACTGGAATCGTCGTCGCATTACCACCGACACGGTATTCAACAATACCGATCAGCTCACAGCTGTTCAGACGATCGTAAATAACGCTAACGCAGTCACTAACGGCAATATCGGGATCGCTGTCGGATCTGAGACCTCTGGCGTCCTGATTAACCGTACTTTCTATGGCTACGAGTACAAAACAGTCTTGGCAGCTATCCAGGATCTCGCCAAATCAGCTACAGGCTTTGACTTCAATATCCAGGTCTACTACGACTCAAACGGAAACCCAGCAAAACTTCTACGCCTGGGCTACCCACGCTACGGCAAGGTCTATTCACCGACCTCAACCTCGATCCCTGTATTCGAGCTTCCAGGCAATATCACCGAGTACACCTGGCCCGAGGACGGTATTACAGCTGCTAACTACCTCTACGCGCTCGGAGCTGGATCTAACCCTGGCAAGCTGATCGTTACAGCTTACGACGGCTCAAAGATCGCTACTGGCTGGCCTATCTTAGAAGAGCAGGCTAATTACAGCGACGTTGCAGATCCGACTCTTTTATCTAATCTAGCTGCAGCTCAGGTAGCTATCGTCTCTTACCCGCCGACGACCATCAAGATCACCCTGCCACCTACCCTGGATCCTGTATTCGGATCGTATGAAGTAGGCGACGACGCTCGTATCCGTATTCTGGACGATCGCTTCACCTCTCAGCTCGATACCGTCTATCGGATTACAGCCTTCTCAGTAGTAGCTGGCGAAAGCAACTCCCCAGAGCTCGTTACAATTTCACTCTCACTATCGACGGTCTGAGGTACTTATGTCCTATCTAAACTTTCCACCAGCTTTCAAGGATATGATCGACGATATTCTCTCGCGTATTCGTAAGCTTGAGACAGCTCAGCGCTTCACCGTCCCAGTCGTAGCTACAGATCCGACTAACCGTCGTAATGGGGATATGTGGATTAACAGCACTACTAACACTCTAAAAATTGTGGACTCAACAGGTACAATTAAGACTATTACCTGGTCATAATCACAATAACCCGAGAGGGCGCAAATGCTGTTCTGGAATAACGCTAACACGGTCTCAAACGCTATCTGGGCTGTTCTCGAGAGCGTGGCTATCATAGGAGCACCGATTTTCTGGCTTAACCGTATGTTCAAGAAGATGGACAAGCGCTTATCTCGTATCGAATACCAGCTCTACGAAAACGGTGGGGGATCTATGAAGGATCAGCTCAACCGTCAGGATCAAGCTCTCCACGAGCTTCAGATCAACCAGGCTGTCATTAAGACAAAGTTAGAGCTCTAAATGGAGGCTCACGATCAAAAAGTTACTAACTCGTATATCGTCCACTATCCAGCGCACCCTGAGCGCACGGACGACCCGCACTACAAAGACTTCAACGCTTACCGCGAGCGCACTAAAGCCACAGCAGTCTGCGCTATCGGAGGAGCTCGTCAAGATTTCTCTGAGTGCTATGGAGGACTAGAGCTTCACCACTCTCACGTCGAGTTCAGCCTCCAAAACGGGGTCGATCTCAAGTGGCTCGAAGCTGCATACCCAGGAATCTCTAACCCAGATGAAGTCGGCGCCTGGGTAGAATCAGCAGACAACCTTGAATGGCTATGCGAAAAGCACCACAGAGGAGTAGGTGGAATCCACCACGCTGCTTATTCTGATTTCGAGGCAGAAAAGTACGTCCGCAACCTAATCTCTGGAAAGGGATCAAATGAAGATCAAGCTATCGGCTCAGAATAAAGCTCTTATTGAGCACTACCTCTATGGCGTAATCGCGTCTGCTTACGCTACCTACTCTTTCCCAGGCAAGGTTCACACTGCGAAGGAAATCGTTATCGGTGGACTCGTTGGTGGGCTTCTCGTGCCTATCCTGGCTAAGGTCAATCCAAAGTCTCTCGTGAACACAATTTCAGCCCAGACAGGAGCTCCAGCTTCAATCGTCGCTCCAGCTGTAGACGCTGCGATCGCTGAAGCTAACAAAGTCGTCGCTGAGGAAACTCCAAAGACTACAAAGTAGACTAAGGCTGTGGCTACAGCTTTAGATATTGTTACAACTGCTCAACAGCAGGTGGGGTTCGTCGAGGGGCCTAATAACCAGAATCCGTACGGTGACTGGTACGGGATCCCTAACGAGCCCTACTGCGCTATGGGTATCTCCTGGGTATTCGCTCAAAACAATCTCTCAAACCTGGTAGCAGCTCAAACCCCTAAAGGCTTTGCCTACTGCCCAGCTGGGCTTGCCTGGTTTCAAGCTAAGGGTGCAGTAGTCGGCAAGTACGACGCTAAGCCAGGCGACCTAGTGTTTTTTAGCTGGTCAGGGAATGGTCAGGCAGATCACGTTGAGCTCGTCGTTGCAGCTTCTAGGGACGGCATTACCACTGTCGGATTTAACACTGGCCCAGAAAACTCAGTCACTCACCAGAATAACGGCGACGGCTGCTATCTACGACACCGTGCCTACCTTTATGTCCTGGCTGTCTGTCGTCCAGCTTACGAAACGACGGTCAAGCCAGCTCAATCCGTCGGCACAAATAAGCTCGTAGCTACTGGTCTAGCTGGAGCTACAGCTATGACTGGTACAGGAATGGCTATGACTCACAGCTCTACGCCAGCTGTCACCAAATCGACGACAACCTTCGTAGCTCCACCGTTCACCAATATCAAGGTCGGAGATAAAACCCCAGCTGCGCTCGCAGTCGAAAAAGCTCTCTTCAAGGCTGGGCTTATACCTTCAGTAGCTCAAAACTCAACCTTCACTACAGCTGATTTAGCAGCTGTAAAGCCCTACCAAAAAGCTAAAAAGCTGCCCGTGACGGGCTTGATCGGCCAGGCTACCTATACGCAGATGATGAAGGATCTATCGTGATCCGCATACCGATTTCTAACCCTAAAGCTGTAGCTCTAGCGTCAGGTACGGCTATGACTACCTGGAGCGCTTGCAACTTTTCAACCGACGCTCATCATCTTGTCCTAGTAGCTGTCGCAGCTCTCGGTGGCGGGGCTGTACCCCACAGCCCGTCTACTGAGCCTAACGTTATGCCTGAGTCGCATATCGTCACACCGTACGCTAACAATATGGAGCAGAAGTAATGGACACTCCTGTCACCGTACTGATCCCGCTGTACCGTGACGTAGACGCACAGTGCGACGCCTTTGACTTAGCTTACGAAGGTCTGCTATAGCGTGTCGTAACTCTCTATCTCATATTTAGATATAGACTCCGCTGCTATGGACTTAGAAGCAGCTCTCAAAAAAAAGGCAACTGTTAAGAATCAGTGTCGCGTTAGCACTCTTTTAGTTTCACTAGATGATAAAAACCGTAAAGCTCTTGAGTCAGCTATTGCTAGCAATTTAAGCCCTTATGTTATTAGTCGAGCAGTTAAATCCGAGGGGCTAACCCTCTCTGAAAACACAATCTACAAGCACCGACGTAATGAGTGTATATGCGCGACAGAGTAGAAGAAATCCTAGAAGAGAGGCAAGACCACTATGGAGACGCTGAGCAAGCCTTTACAGCAATCGGCAGAATCTGGGGAGCCCTTCTCAGGATCGACGACATACAAGCACACGAGGTCGCGCTCCTTATGGACGCTCTCAAGTCAGTTAGACTCTTCAACAATCCAGGTCACGAAGATAGTTTTAACGATAAATACGGATACCTACACCACTACAAAGAAATCGTAGACCGTGGACTTAGAGGGTAAGTTCAACGATCTCCCAGAGGGGATCGAATCAAGCGACGTTAAAGAGCTACGCCAGGCGCTTATGCGCGTTCAGCAGCAGCTTCTCCAGGCTAAGCAGCGCACTAACGAGCTCGTCGAAGTTACCCACCAGGCAGCTCACGACGCTGTACTAGCTATGGGGCCGATCCTCCCAGTTAAACCTCGAGAAGCTGTCAAAAGTAAAAAGCGAGCTGAAGTAGCTCTCTGGCACCTTACCGACTGGCAAGGCGCAAAGAAAACTCCGAGCTATAACTCTCAAGTAATGCACCAACGCGTTATGAGCTTTGCTGAAAAAGCTGTCAGTATCACCGACATTATGCGAGCTGACCACCCAGTCAATGACTGCGTCATTATGTTCGGCGGGGATATGATCGAGGGACTCTTTAACTTCCCTGGACAAGCGTTCGAGATCGACGCGACACTCTTTGAGCAATATGTCACGGTCTCTAAGCTAATTGTGGACGTCGTTCGATATGCCCTAACAAACTATAATAAGGTCACTGTAGTTCCAGAATGGGGTAATCACGGACGTATTGGTAGTAAGCGGGACAATGTTCCTCGTAGCGATAACTTTGATCGAATGTGTTATGAATTGGCTCGACAGCTACTGGCACAAGAGAAACGACTCACCTGGCAAGAATGTCCAGAAGATATACAGCGAGTCCATATCCCAGATCCAACAGGAAAAGGCCCAGGATACCGAGCGCTCCTAATTCACGGTGACGAAGTAGGTCGCAACGGCTTTGCCTCTCCTGGTGCGATCGTCCAGCACGTCGCTAGATGGCAGTCTGGCAGCTATCCCTGGGAGTTTAGAGACGTTTTCGTGGGTCACTATCACACCCATAACGAGTGGGCCTTACCTAATGGGTTAGGCTCGGTCTACCAAACAGGATCGACAGAAAGTGATAATCGGTATGCGGGCGTAATGCTTGCAGCCAGCGCCACTCCGTCACAGCGCTTGCACTTCGTCGATCCTGTTAAGGGACGGACAACAGCTTCTTACAAAGTCTGGTTAGACAAGTGACCGAGAAAGAGCTCTTCAACTTCGTACGCGAATTAGGCTACGACGATCTTACCCAGGCTAAAGATCCTTACTCTGTATGGGACTGCTACTCAAAAGACAGTGCTATCTATGTCGAGCTTAAATGCCGACGGACTCATTACGACAAGCTTCTGATCGAGAAATCTAAGTTCGATCGTTTAATCGAAGCAGCTGCTCAATGGAATATGGCCCCTATCTATATCTGCTCAACCCCTCAAGGGATCTGGGCCTTTAACCTGGGTAAAGCTAACTTGCCCTGGGTAGATCAAGAAATGCCGACGACAACAGACTTCGAGGACATCAGCAAGAAAATAAAGCGCGTGTCGTATCTTGATACGAGCGAAGGTCTGCAGCTGGCGTAGTAAGTTACGCCCAATGCCAAAAGGCAGGACAAGTACATAGGTTCACACTGGTAGCCCCCGAGAGTGCCAGAGCACGATATTGACCCATAAGTGCATAAAATCAGCCTCCTTTTACGGTAATAAAAACCGTAGGACGAGGCTTTTTTTATTTCTGAAGTCAGTGTTTTACGTTGTCAAGTATTTTTATTTAACGGCGTGTCACGTCATCACTACGCGTAGCTATCGCCACAAATCTCTAATCTCAAAAACCCAAAAAGTATAATTAGGGTATGAAAGAGAGGAGGTGATATATGAAATACAAAGTGAATATGAACTGGACAGTAGTCAATCAGCTAACCCCAATGCTGGAATCGTGCGCTAATCCTGTTGAGGATAGGCACTATCACGGTTTCTGGACAGCTTTAGACAAAAGCGCCTGGGGTGGTAAAAATGCTGGTAAAAAATACTGGAAGATCTCTTTGACTCTCAAACAGATTAAAGTCTGTAGGGAGCAAGCGTTTCGCCAGTGGGATTACGTCGGCTGGAATGATATGGAAAGAATCAACGACGACTATCTCGGACGTTACTGCACAGCTGAGGAAAAGGCTAGAGGCCGTGAAATCCTCAAAGGCTGTTACAGGGATCGAGCTGCGCTCAAGAAGTTGATGGACGAGTGCGACGCGATCTTGCAAAAGACCCCAGACGAGGCCTAGTCGCCTGGGATCTGAGCCCCTGCCTAACGGTGGGGGCTTTTTTTAGTCGTCGTCTGGGTCGGCAAAATCGGTGTGAAGGCTCATCACCGTAATATCTATGTCGTTAGCTTTAGCTGTAGCGACAGCTTCCTTAAACACTGAAAGAGTGCGAGCAGTGAGGTCGTCAAGACCGTCAGGATATGTCAGCTCGGTCTGGACGTTCACAGAAAGTCCACCCAAAATAATCTCTACAGATGAAAAGGCCATAGCCATAGTCTCCCACTCCTTACAGGCTAGACACACCCGACACGGTACTTGCCAGGGGCGTAATTTTCGGGATAGATTACACCCGACCGAGCTCAATAGAAGCTCCACACACAAAAGAGGCAAAAAATGGCTCAAAACTATAAAGGCCCGTTGGACTATATCGACGTAGCTACCCGTATCGTCGAGTTTAGAGAAAAGTTCCCTACAGGCTCACTTCAGCAAGTCAAGTACGAGTTCGTCCAGGTAGCAGGCAAAGACTGGATCGTCTACACAGCAGCAGCTTTCCGTCACCCAGAGGATCTTCGTCCAGGTGTCGGCACGGCCTGGGAGCCAATCCCAGGGCCTACCAATTTCACCCGCGACTCAGAGGTGCAGAACGCGGAAACGGCTGCTTGGGGGAGGGCCATAGTTGCTGTTTTAGCAGCTGATACTCGTAAAGGTATTGCCAGCTCCGAGGAGGTTCGTAACCGCCAGGAAAAGACAACGGATAAGCCTGCGCTCGCAACAATGCCAAAGCCTAAAGCTGTAGCTCGAGTATTTACAGAAGATGAGGTTATCTACGGTCAGGCGATCCTGGCTGAGATTACAGCTACAACAGATCGCGCAAAGCTGCGTGAGCTTTGGACTCGGGAAAAGGATTTCCACGAGATGAAGGTCAATGGCACCACAATTTTAGACGCGATCAACGCTAGAGCTGCAGCTCTACCAGAGGAGGTAACAAAGTGAGCGACAAGCAAAAGAAGTTCGAGCCTTCAATGGGCTGGCTAGTAGCTATCAACTATCAGCAGGTAGCTGTCGATCGAGTAGCTAAAGAGCTGAAGATCGACGCAGTAGAGCTCGGTAAAGCGCTTGAGCGTTCAGGCTATCTCCTGGAGCCAGATCCATTCGGCTACAGCTCTGACACTTGGAAGGTGCTGGAGATCGAGAATCGTAAGCTTGCAGCTGTACCAGACTCTGATGAGTGAGCCAGTAACTACCCCTGGTGGGGTGGAGCGACAGCTCAAGAAGCTCAGCGACCTACTCGACGAAAGCCACACGGATCTCGTCGCAGCTGAGAATAACTACGCTTTTACAAAATCAACTTACGAGATCGCTATAGCTAAGTCTCGAATAGCGCTAGCTTCTAAGTCAGCTCCTAACGGTAAGAATTACACCGTGCAGGAGCGTGAGGATATGGCGCTTATCGAAAACCAGCTATTGCATATCAAAATGGGAGAAGCTGACGCCCTGGTTAAAGCTGCCAGGGCTAACTCGGTACGAATCAAAACGCAGATCGACTTAGCTCGATCCGTCGGTACTCTCGTGCGAGCAGGTTTCGACTTATGAGGTTTAAGCGCGTTCGCAAAAAAATGGAAAAGAAGCTCTTGAAGTTCGTCTGCGACAAATGCAAAGAGCGCTGGGCTGAAACAAAAAAAGCTAAACACGAGCCCTGCTTCGACTTTCTCGTAGCTATAGACATAGTTAGGAAAACAAAATGAATCCAATCGCTATGCACGATCAAGCTTTAAGCTATATCCAAAATGACGCTCTCTTTACAGAAGTAGACGGCGGGCTAAGCTTTGAGATCCTGGCGCAACGGTTCGAGCAATACTGGCGTCAGCGAATAGCTAGAGAGCTTGACTTTCTGGAGGAGCCGACAAATATCAGCTCGGATTATTACGGAGCTTGCCGACGGACGAAAACAGCTGCGATAGCTATAGCTGCAAAGGGGCTGCCTGGTGGACTTATCTAACCTATTAGCAAAGTCACTCACGGCCTACGACAACTCCAGGGATCGCTCGACCCAGGTAGAAATTGGCCCATCTCAAATTGGTGGGTGCAGGCGCCAGGTGTATCACCAGCTTAAAAATACTGTAGAGACAAATCCGTACACGGAATCTCTCGCAGCGATCCTGGGCACTTTTATCCACTCAGGAATTGCTAACAGTATGGCTAGGCAGGATCCTTTCTCTGAGAATCTTCTGATCGAGCAAGAGTTCATAGCGGGAGATCTCAAGGGTCACGTCGATCTTTATATTAAAGATCAAAAAATGGTGGTGGACTGGAAAACGACAAAGCTCAGCTCACTGCGTTACTTTCCGAGCGCTCAACAAAAAATGCAAGTACAGCTGTACGGGTATCTTTTAGAAGCTAATGGCTACGAAGTCGAAAACGTAGCGCTAGTGGCTATTCCTCGTGATGGCTTGATGGGCGATATTAAGAGTCGCGTTTTTAAGTACGATCCAGAAATAGCTAAGCAAGGCATAGCCTGGTTAGAAGATGTTAAACAGCTCGCCATCTCCAGCGAGTCGCCACCAGCTCCAGAAAAGGACGCGATATTCTGCGTCAATTACTGCAGCTATTACGACGCGACAGGAGAAGTGGGTTGCCCGAGTACACGGAGATAAACTGGAAAGACGCAGCCTGCGCTGGTATGGACGTCGAAGTCTTTTACAGGCTCGAGGAGATTAGATACCCAGATCCTGAGATCTACATTAAACCCCTCAGAGCTTTATGCGCTTCTTGCCCATTATGGAAAAGCTGTTTATCGTATGCAGCCTCTCACGAGTTTTACGGCTGGTGGGGTGGTATGGATACGACGGAACGCCAGGCGCTTATCAACGGTGGCAGGACAGCTACAAGGCTTAGAGTGTATGAAGATTTTGGGCAGTTAGGAATTAGTCGGTCAATGATCCACGAGGCTTTGGAGGAAAGATGAGTCGAGTAGACGAATATAAAAGAATGATCGCGCAGGGTTGGAGTATCGAGTTTATTGCTAAAGATTTTAACGTCACTGTAGAGGCCGTGACCCGAGCTCTTTTACGAGATCGCCATAAGTCGGAAATGAAAGAGAAATCTAAATGAAAAAGAAAAAGCAATTATCGTTAGAAGAGGCTGCCTGGCTTATGTTTATGGATACGCCTTTTATCGAGGTCGTAGGGTTTTTATCTACTATCGGTTACAGAGTAACGATTGAGTTGGATAAATGACCTCGCTGCCTTATATGCAGCTCTACACCTCTGACTACCTGGCTGACACAGCTCACCTAACGACAGAGGAGCACGGAGCTTATTTACTGCTGCTAATGAATTACTGGCAACGTGGGAAACCGTTGGACAACACCGACGGTCGCCTGGCGCACGTCGCTCGTTTATCAGCTGAACGGTGGAAAGCTGTTGAGCCGATCCTTGCTGAGTTTTTTAAGATCGAAGGCAATATCTGGGTGCAGGCCAGGATCGAGCGCGACCTGGACAAGATCCGTGATAAGTCAAGCAAATTAGCAGCAAATGGTTCAATCGGCGGTAGCAAAAGGCAAGCAAATGCTAAGCAAATGCCAATATATGAAGAGGAAGATAAAGAAGAAGATGAAGATAATAAAAAGCTCTCTTCATCATTCGACGATTTCTGGACTGCCTATCCTCGAAAGACTGCTAAAGGCGCAGCTGTCGCAGCCTGGGTGAAAGCGATCAAGAAAGCTACAGCTGAGGAAATCATCAAAGCTGCTCAGGCTTACCGTGACGACGTGAATCGAGAAGAAGGATTTACAGCTCACGCTAGCACCTGGCTGAATCAGGAGAGGTGGCTAGACGGGCCTTTACCCCAAAAAAGCCTTCCAGTGGGGTCTAGAGGCTCTGACACTAGGCCGACAGTGTTACCACCTCGCTTTACTGCCGACGACGCCCCTAAAGGCTCTCCAATGCCAAAAGAAATCCGAGAGCTCCTGGGTGTGTCTGAGCGCACACAGATTACATAAATGCTGTACCCTTACAGTAATCATTACACCTAGACGGAGGAATAATGACAAAGATCGTAGCTCCAGCAGCTGTTCAGTACGGCGACCAGGTGTCTATCAACGGACAACCCTGGATCGTTAAAGACGTCGCAGGCCCAGACCACAATGGCACCTACGATTTCTACCTAGTGAACGGCGATACAGTGAAGCACGAAGTAGTCGCTGACGTGGTGACACTCGTACTTTAACCTGCAATACTTACGCGGTGATTAGTTTCCGCGTAGATGGCTTACCTGTCCCTCAAGGCAGCTTAAAAGTCGTGCAAGGACGCGTAATTCATAGCCAGGGCTCAGCTCTGGCTGTCTGGCGCTCCACTATTGGCCTGGCAGCTAAAGCTCAACACGCAAAGTTGATCGAAGGCCCAGTAGCTATGGAGCTGGATTTTTTTATGCTCAAGCCACGCACGGTCAAGCGAGATATGCCGACGGTGCCACCTGACCTGGATAAGCTGATCCGAGCAGTATTAGACGCTTTGACTGGAATTGTCTATCTTGACGACGCTCAGGTGGTCGAGATCCACAGCTCTAAAAGCTATGGCGAGCCTGGCTTAAATCTCACGATCTCCCAAAAATAAATCTAAAAATCTTTGCCAGGTTACTTGACTCTGGGGGTGTAACCATTACATTTATCCTTGTAGGGGACAGGAAAGCCCCACAGAAAGCAGGGAAAAATGTTCGTAGACTGTCACGAGTGCGGAAAATCTTTTGACGTATTCAATGAGGGTTATTCAAGTCAGTATGTAACAGCTTGTTCTACTTGCTGGGCTGTTCAAGTAAAACGCCGTGAAATTGGTGGCGTGTTTTCTAGAGTAGGTGCGTAATGGGTTTACAAGTAGGCGACACAATAATTTTTACGCGCACGATCTGGCAAGGTCGAATTGGCACCATTAAAAAAATCGACATAAACGGACGTATCACGGTTGATATTCCAGGTACTACCTGCGCTTCACGGCACGAGTATTCAGCTTCAGCTTTAAGAAAATACGAAGGGTAATTAAATAATGGCAAAGATAATCGCATTACCAGGACTCCACGCGATCTCAGTAGCTAATGACGGTGAGGTCGTCTGGAAGAAGTATTACGAAACAGCTCTCGAAGCTGCCCAGGATTACGTTAAGTTCGTCGATCACGGCGACGCTGACTGGGAGCGCGTAGTAACACTAGAAAAGCCTGACGGCTCAACACTTGTTAAAACTTTCTCACGGATAGGACTAGCTAAATGAGACTCACACGCAGAGGCAAGATCGTTGTAACTATTGCAGCTTTAATCGCTCTTTACGGTTTATTCTGGGTTGAGAGCCATATCTGGTGGACAGGTACTGGCTATTGCTGGGGGACTATGCAGAAGTGCGTGGGGCTATGAGTATCCAGGATTATTACGAAGAGATCCGACAGGACATAGCTCACGAGTTCGGATTAGAAGCTGGGGGTTATGCGCCACAAAAACACCCACAGTTACCGATCAAAATAGCTCAGCGCATAGTGACTAAGTACCCTCATATTGAGCACCCAGGAATGATTAACAATAGGTCTTATTATGAGCTTAATCCCAAAGCGATTATTCTTAGCCAGCGTTATATGTCCATATTTGGACGCTACCTTTAGGCTCTACCTGCTTTGAGCCTAATACGAGCTTAGGGTTTCCTGACCCTAGCTCCCGTGAGACCCGCCACTTAACCTTTCTTGGCGGGTTTCACCGTTACAGATATAATTAAGGACTCTATTCGCTATCTCTCGTAGGAGGACGAAAATGAATAGTCA